GTAGTACTTACGTTGTGTATTGTACGTGAACAGTTTGTACCTGCGGTATACTGATTGCCTCCGGTATGTTGTTAGGTATAAACGTAACAAGAAGGAGACGGGCCACTATGTTTAATAGGTGGCGCACTTCTCCGGAGGCGTATGCACGTCTGCAGACGTCTTTGGGAGTGCTGTGGCAGCCTTGCCATGCTGACTACGACACACGCCTGTCATCTGTGTATCCACGGAAAACGACCGACGAAAGGCGGATTGGTTTCACACAGATGATTGTACGGGCGCTTGATCTGAGGTCGCTGTCTACCTGGTTAGCGGATCCTGAAAGTAAGCAGGAGAAGAAAAACAGTGGTCTCTCTCGGTCACCGGGTTATCGGAACGCTCCACCTGGTGGTATTTCTTTGAGAGAGGACATTGACCGTTACTTTCAACCATATCCAACAGATTTGGTGGATGCGTCCGCAATCTTTGCTGACCAGGCCGTTTTGGATCTAGTTGAGTTGGAGAGTTTGAAACCAGCCTCTCTCACGGAGGCTTGTTTCAGTTTTGAGAAGAGAGCGAGCTGTGGTTCTCCACACTTCGTACGTGCTTCTGTTAGTCCTGTTGAGTATTATTCTGAATCTCGGAATATATTGCTCGATGGTCTGCTTGTCGACCATGCTTATGCTTACCCCGGGTTCTCTGCATGTAGGGGAGCTGCGCAGGCTGATAGTAAGCTTCGGAAAGAACGGAATATTTTCGCGTGTAGCAGAGTCCATAATAACATCTTAAAGATGTTATACATCCCCATGTTTCAGCGTCTTCGAAAGAAGATGGTTTTCTCTGCCTGGATTAATAGGGCTACGGTTGATAGGTCAATCACACGCCTTATGATGATCCCAGGTGTCGGGGATTGTTTGTCGATCGACTTTTCGAAGTTTGATCAAACGATACCGAACGCGATAATTGATCGGATCTTCCGTTGTATGAGAATGTGGTTTAAAGATGGCGATAGACCTTTAATGGATTTCGCCGCTGAGTGCTTTAAGCGGACGGGTATATACGTCCCTGGTGTCAAACGCGGCACTGTAGAGTATCTTCATGGAGCTCTACGTAGGGGGGGTATTCCGTCTGGTTCGGTCTTTACGAACCTTATCGGCTCGCTTGTTAATCTCTGGCTGTTGTCCTATGTTGCTCATCGGATGGGTACGGAAATTGCAGGTATCCTCATTCAAGGGGATGATGCAGTCGTCCGGTTTGTCCGGGATGTGTCAAAGGATCGAATGGCTGAGATATTATCCGTGGAGGCCGGCGTAGTTTTATCGGTGGAGAAAAGTTTGCAATCAAGATTCGTGGTGAGTTTCCTCCAAAACTATCACTGCGTTGACAGGATGGTGAACAATGTCTTCGTCGGTATCAGGCCCGTCTGTCGTGCTTTGATAGGAATGCTATCATTTGAGCACGCAAGACGTAGTGAATGGCTCTCCAACCCCATCCTTGATTCTATAAGGTGGATCCAGCAGATGGACAATTGTAGTGCGCATCCGCGCTTCCGTGAGTTTGTGTCCATCATTCGGAGATGTGATCCGTTATTTATGGAAGCTTGTAATAGGATCCTTTGTAACGATCCTATACTTCAGCTTGCCGATCGGATCTTAGGCAGTGGAGCTTATGAGTACAAGCTACCTGTTTCCGAGTTGTACCGTAGTCCTGTGGTTCGTGTTGCAACAGAGAACCGATCTCTGTAGACCTTTTCAGCTATGAAAGGAGGTGACGTTATGGCATTTTCCTGGGGTAAGTTGGGTGATGCTGCAGCAAATCTGATTCCTGATGCAGTAAACTTTATTAGCTCTAAGCTGGTCGCACTTACTGGTGATGATCCAGCCCCGGCTACGACTGCATCGCAGATTGTTGATGCACCACCAGGGACGAGCAAGTCGTCCTTAACTCCTGGTCCAGCAGCCATGCCCAAACTTGGGTATGAGAAAGCCCTCTCTGGTAAGCTCGGTCGTACTCCGGGCGGAGGGAAGAAGAGGAAGTGATCTTGAGGGCTGCTCGTCATGCGTCTTTACGTCATTGTAGTTCTACCCAGACTACTTTACGGTCTTTTGATCAAAACTGGGTTTTACCTTTTCTGGAGGTTCTTTATGTCTCGTAAACGTGGTCGACGTCCCCAAGTCAGTGCACCCGCCAAACCTGGCGGGTACGGTAAGGGTGGTCTCGTCGTCGCGGGTCAACGTGATGAGGGATGGTGGGTTGCCGCAGGGCAAACCGGAGCTGGCAATGTCCAGCAAAAGCCATTGTGGGGAGGAACGGCTGCGGAGTTGTCATCTGTGGGAGGGTCTGGGGTGGTTCAGGTCATTATGGTCGAAGCACCCCGCCTCTCACAAGGCAACGCTGCTGCGCTGTCTCGCTCACGGCTCAAGCTGGATTTCATTGATGGTGTGATCGATCCTGTACTGCAGACTGGCGCCATCAATGGCGACGACGTCTCAGTATTTGTCGGTCTTTACATCGGTGAGTATGTGTCAGGCTCCAACCTCTACACGAATCAGGACCCGTCGAACGTGGCCGAAGTTTCGCGCGAGTGGCTCTACCTCGAAGGTCGTACGGTAACCGCCAACCTGGCGGACGTCGATCTTGGTGGAGTCGCTGCAACGCCCCCGATTTTTAATCTGACCGGTGCAGTCGACATTGAACTGGAAGCTGGCGAGGCTTTGATGCTCGCCATCGCCTGGAACGGTGTTGCTGCGGGGAATATTCTGGGCTTTTGCCCGAATATCCGTCTCCATATGAATGAACCTACCTAACAG